GAGAAGATGAGGAAATTGATCTTGAAAATATGTCTGAAGATGACCTGAAATCATTTATCGAAACAGTAATCGCAGGTATGGTAGCCGCTGGGGAACTAGAGGGTAACATAGAAGGCGAAGAAGAAGGTGAAGAAGGCGAAGGAGAAGAAGTTGAATCTTCTGAAGAAGAAGAAGAAGTAAACATCGATGAATTAGTAGCTGAGTTAAAAGAAAGAAAAAAGTACGGTGGTAATAAAGGAGACGTTCCTGCTGCTAAACGTGGTGACAAAAAAGACACTGCTGAAGAAGAAGGCGTTGAAGACTACAAGAAAAAAGTTAAAGAAGTAGAAGAAAAGCTTGAAGAAGCTTATGCTGCTCTTGAAACTGTAAAATCTGATCTTAACGAAGTGAATTTGTTGAATGCTAAATTACTTTACACCAACAAAATCTTTAGAGCTAAAAACTTAACCGAAAACCAAAAAGTAAAAGTATTGGAAGCTTTTGATAAAGCTACTACTGCTAAAGAAGCTAAATTAGTTTACGAAACCTTATCATCTGAAGTTAAAGAGAAAAAATCTTCTGTAACTGAATCAATGATTGGTGGTGCTTCTAAAGCAGCAGGTATTGCTCCAACAAAATCTCCAATCTTAGAAGTTAACGATCAATTTGCTAGATGGCAAACGTTAGCCGGTATTAAAAAATAATTTTAACCAAATTTAAAAAACAAAAACAAAAACAATGTCACAAGTACAACAATTACTCGAAAGCGCAGCTGGCTCTTGGAAGTCATTACAAAGCGATGCTGCTAAATTGGCTGGAAAGTGGACCAAAACAGGTCTTCTTGAAGGTCTTGGCGAGGTTGATAAAAACAACATGTCTATCTTGTTGGAAAACCAAGCTAAACAATTAGTAACTGAGAACAACACTATCTCTTCTAACTCATCATTCGTTTCTAACGGTCAAGGTGAGAACTGGGCTGGTATTGCTCTTCCTTTAGTACGTAAAGTATTCGGTACTATCGTAGCTAAAGAATTCGTTTCAGTTCAACCAATGAACATGCCTTCAGGTCTAGTGTTCTTCTTAGATTTCCAATATGGTAACACTAAGAATCCATTTACAGAAGGTACTTCACTTTATGGTAACAGAAACACAGCTTCTCAATTCCCATTCTCTACTCCAGCTCCTGTAGGTGGTTTATATGGTGGTCCTGAGGGTCGTTTCACTTACTCAACTAACCAATTCTCAAGCTCTTTAGTAGCTATTACAGCATCAGCTGCAATTACATCTGCCTCTTACGCAGACGTACAATTTGATTCTGATTTCTCAGCTTCTATTGCTGCTGGTACTATTAAAGAAATCATTTTCCCTGCAGCAAGTACAAACCTTCCAGGATTTGACCAAGATGCAGTTCGTGGTTTCATCATCAAATCAGGTTCAATTACCTCAGATGACAACTTACAACAGTTCACTACTTACAACTATACTAATAACACTATTACTTTCTACGTAACTGCATCAACAGCAGATATCGCAGCAAATGGTGATTATACAGTATTGTACGAAAAAGCTGGTAACGCTGATGGTATCCCAACTTATTCAGGTGGTAACAACTACAGTGGATCTGGTCGTGGTGATTTCGAAGCTTCAGGTTCTTTCTCAGTACCTAACGCCGCTTCAAACACTCAAATCGTTATCCCAGAGATCAACGTTAGAATGCAATCTCAAGCCATCACTGCTAAAACCAAGAAATTGAAAGCAGTATGGACACCTGAATTTGCTCAAGATTTAGCTGCTTACCAAAACATCGATGCTGAAGCTGAATTAACAAACATCATGTCTGAGTACATTTCAATGGAAATTGACCTTGAAATCTTAGATATGTTGATTGAAGATGCTGCTGCTGCAACTGAGTACTGGTCAGCTATCAACAACCAAGTTTATTCAAATGGTGCGTTTGCTGCTAACTCTTCAGCATTCTACAACACACAAGGTCAGTGGTTCCAAACATTAGGTACTAAAATCCAAAAAGTATCTAACAAAATCCACCAGTTGACTTTACGTGGAGGTGCTAACTTCTTAGTAACTTCTCCAACAATCGCTACTATCCTTGAGTCAATCCCAGGATTCGCT